TTAACGTTGGTAACAAATATTTAAATGTACCTGATGATTGGCTAGCTACTTATAGTTTAGCTTGTATTGATACCGCAACTAACGAATATACTTTTCTTATAAATAAAGACGTTAACTTTATTAGGCAATCATTTCCTGATACTGATGCAGCTCACTACGGAAAACCTCAATATTATGCTGTCTTCGATGATACAACATTTATACTCGGCCCTACACCTGATACAGGCTATGGCGCTGAGCTTCATTACTTTTTTTATCCTGAGTCTATTACTACTGCCGCTAGCGGTACGTCTTGGCTGGGAGATAATTACAGTTCCGTATTACTTTATGGTTCATTGTTGGAAGCGGCTACGTTCCTTAAGTCCGACCCAGAAACACTAACCAACTACACTAATAGATATAATCAAGCTATGGTAGAACTAACTAGATTAGGAGAAGGTAAGAATACTCGCGATGCTTATCGTAGTGGACAAGCTAGAATACCTGTTAAAGGTAGAAGAGGGAGCGCAGTTTAATGGCAACTATTATACAAGGAATAACTAATACATTTGTTGCTAAATCATTAGCTGGTGATATAGATTTTGATACAGACACATTTAAAATAGCTCTGTACTCTGATGATGCTACATTAGATTCATCTACCTCTGCTTATACAACTACAAATGAAGTGGTAGGCACAGGGTATGTAGCTGGGGGTAATACATTAACAGGTGCCACAGTTACACAAGATGATGATGCAGACGTAGTGTATATAACTTTTGATTCTCCTACTACTTGGACAGGCACATTTTCCGCAAGAGGAGCTTTAATATATAATAGCAGCTCTAGTAATTATTCTGTATGTGTATTAGATTTTGGATCAGTTAAAACTATTGCAGCTGAAACACTAACTGTAACATTACCTGAAAACACTGCAACAACGGCACTTATACGATTTGAATAGAAAGGAATAAAATGACAGGAATATCTTCGGTAATATCCGATGCACCAGAAGTAACAGTAACAAATGCAAGACCATTAGAAAAAGACCTATATAAAAAAGTATGGGATATGCCAGAGTATAGAAAAGTTGCTCCTGGAGAAAAAGTAGCTCATGAGTTTTTAGCTCAAGCTAAACCTAAACAAGGCGCTACAGTTCTTGATTTAGGATGTGGTACAGGACGTGGTGGATTAAACTTAGCGTTCTTTGGTGGATTAGATGTGACTTTGGTTGACTTTGCGCCTAACTGTTTAGATGCAGATATAACACCAATGTTAGAAACACAGAAGCATGCGTTGAAATTTGTAGAAGCAGATTTATCAGAACCTTTACCGGTTCAAGCAGCTTATGGTTTTTGTACTGATGTGATGGAGCATATAAGACCTCATCATGTAGATAGAGTATTAAGTAATTGTTTGAGTGCAGCTCAACACGTGTTTTTTCAAATATCTACTGTTGATGATAAGGCAAGTGAATTGGTAGGGCATAAATTGCATTTAACTGTACGCCCGTTTAAATGGTGGTTACAGAAGTTTAAAGAATTAGAATGTGCAATTCATTGGACTAAAGAAGTAGATGGTGCATGTTTATTTTATGTAAGTAATTGGATAAGTGGTGAAGATGTTGTAGAGGCAGGAACGGTTAATACTGATGATGAGCAAATAAAAAAGAATGTAGCTCATAATATTAAACAAGGTTTCTTACAAATACAACCACACCCAACTAATGATATAGAAGTTATGATTGTAGGAGGAGGCCCATCCTTACCACAACATACGGAAAAAATAAAGCAATTAAGGGCAAATGGTGTTAAACTTATAACTATTAATAATGCCTATAAATGGTGTTTAGATAATGGTTTAACTCCTTCTGCTATGGTCATGGTAGATGCAAGAAAGTTTAATGCACGATTTACCAAACCTGTAGTAGAAGATTGTAAGTATTTTATAGCATCACAGTGTCATCCAAGTGTATTTGATGGATTACCTAAAGATAGAACTTATGTTTGGCACACACAAGCTGAAATGCTACAAGAACTATTAGATAAGCAGTATGAAACATGGTGGCCTGTACCTGGTGGATCAACAGTTCTTTTAAGGGCTATACCGTTGTTTAGGACATTAGGATTTAAACGATTTCACTTATTTGGGTGTGATTCATGTTTAGAAGATAATAAGCATCACGCATATGAACAGCTAGAAAATGATGGGCAGATAGTAATACCTGTAAACGTGAGCGGGAAAATATTTAACTGCAACCCTTGGATGCTATCTCAAGCCCAAGAGTTTATAGATTTAATTAGAATGGTAGGAGATGAGATAGAGTTAGAAGTTTATGGGGGTTTACTCCATCATATTTTAGAATCCGGTGCATCAATGGCCGATATTAAGGAGATTTAACATGGCAGCATCAGCATGGCAATTATATAACGAAGCCAAAAAATATATAGGGAACGGAAGCATTACACTAGGTGCTGGCGTTTTTAAAATGGTATTAGCTCAATCGGCTAGTAACGCTTCTACGTTTACGTTAAGTGCGTATTCAGAGATAACAAATGAAGTAGCGGCAGCGGGTGGGTATGTTACTGGGGGTAGAAATTTAGTACCCGCAACAGCTCAATGGACAGTGGGGGCATCAGCTAAACAAATGAAGTTTACTATGTCATCAATAGGTTTAGCATTTACAGCTTCAGGAGCTAACTTAGTTAATATTAAGTATGCTATTTTACGTAACTCTACTGGAGCAACTGCAGGAAGACTATTATGTTGGTGTCAACTTTCTAGTTCTCAATTTACTGTAACTAGCCCTAACACATTAACTGTTTTACCCGCTGCTACTGGCATATTTACCTTAACATAAGGAGCTAGTAATGGCTACCGGCTGGGGACGAAGTACCTGGAGTTCAGGCCCTTGGGGCATGACTGAAGTTGAGATCACCCCCAGCGTAGGTGCATTAGCTTTATCAGGAACAGCACCAATAGTATTAGATGGTGTAATAATAACCCCTAGCGTAGGGGCTCTAGCATTGGCTGGAGTAGCACCAAGTTTAGTATCAGGCAAAGTAATAACTCCGGGTGTAGGAGCTTTAGCCTTAGCTGGAGTAGCACCAACGGTATCTTTGACTGCAATACGGATTCCAGGTGTAGGAGCATTAACGTTAGCTGGAATAGCACCAACAGCGTTACGAGGAAAAGTAATAGAACCAAGTGTGGGAGCGTTAACATTAGCTGGAATAGCACCTAATGTTGTAGCGTCACATATACAGATTCCTGCAACTGGGGCACTAACACTACAAGGGTTTGCACCAAGTTTATTAAGTGGCAGAGTAATAACTCCAAGTGTAGGGGCTTTAACTTTAGCAGGCATTGCACCAATTGTTACTGAAGGTAGAGTTATCACTCCAAATGTTGGAGCACTCGTATTAGCTGGAGTAGCACCAAGTGTAATTGGAGGAACAATAATAACACCACCTAGTGGCGCATTAGTATTACAAGGATACATATCTATTTTCAACAGTCCAGACTGGGTTATAATAGATACTACTCAAGACCCAGAATGGGTTATAATAGATACTACTCAAGTGCCTGATTGGACAGAGATAGTTACAGGATAAGGAAACAATATGTCAACATATTCAAATTTAAAGATAGAACTCATAGGAACTGGAGAGCAAGATGGTACTTGGGGAAACACGACCAATACTAACTTGGGCACTGCTCTAGAAGAAGCAATAGTAGGAACTGTAGATCAAGCAGTCACAGCTTCTGATTTAACGCTTGCACTAACAGATTCAAATGCGACTCAAGTAGCTCGTCACTTACGCCTAAACCTTACAGGTAGTGCTGGTGGAGCATCAAATTTAGTTGTTCCTACATTAGCTAATGGTAAAAACTACTATATTAAAAACTCATCAACTACTGCCATTACAGTAAAAACTGCTAGCGGATCGGGTATTTTAGTACCTGCAGGTAAATCTGCATCTTTATATCAAGATGGGACAAACGTCGTTGAAGCCGCAGACTATTCATCAGCAGCGTATACTTTTGCTAGTGACATTACAGTCAACGGAGTGACTGTTGGTAAAGGTCTTGCTAGTGGTTCTCTAAACACAGCGTTAGGTGTTAATGCTATGAACGCTATTACATCAGGTAATTCTAATACTGGGCTTGGTAATGAAGCACTAGGGGCAGCAACCACAGGAGGTAACAATACTGCAGTAGGTTCTTTCTCACTTGGAGCTGCAACACTTACAGGTTCTGAAAATACTTCAGTAGGTTCTTCTGCTTTAAGAAATACTACTTCTGGTGCTAACAATGCAGCGGTAGGATATTTAGCTTTAAATGCTAATACTACAGGTACTAATAATGTAGCAATTGGACATAATGCAGGAAAAAGTAATACCACAGGTGGTGTTAATGTATTTGTAGGTAGAAATGCAGGTGATGCAAATACTACAGGTGAAAACAATACAGCTATAGGTAATAGTGCTTTAGGTGCAAATACAACAGCAAATTCTAACACTGCTTTAGGTGCAAGTGCTTTACTTGCAAATACTACAGGAACACTTAACACAGCAATAGGTGCAAACGCATTAACCACAAATGTAAGTGGTGGTGACAATGTAGCCGTTGGTAACAATGCTTTAACAGTTTCAACAGGGTCTAGGAATACTGCTTTAGGTTATAACGCAATGACAGATACTACTTCAGGACAAGATAATATTGCCGTTGGTACATCTGCTTTAGGTAATAATACTACAGCTTCAAACAATACAGCATTAGGTAAATCTGCTTTAGCTGCAAATACAACAACTGGTTCTAACACAGCAATTGGTTTTCAAGCTGGGTATAGCAGTCAAGCAGCAAATAATGTTGCTGTTGGTTATCAGGCTTCTTATAGTAATACTACTGGGAGTGGTCTAACTTCTGTTGGCTATCAAGCCTTAACTGCAAATACAACTGGAGCTGAAAATACAGCTATAGGCAGAAATGCTTTAGATGCAAATACTACTGGATCTAACAATACCGCAGTAGGTAGAGAATCTTTATCAGCCAGCACTACTGCGAATCAAAACACCGCTGTTGGTATGTATGGATTAAGACAAACTACAACAGGCAGTAACAATACTGCAATGGGATATGCCTCTTTAATCCAAAACACAACAGGAATTGGCAATACAGCATATGGTCATAATTCTTTATATAATAATACTACTGCTAATAACAACACTGCCGTAGGAGTTAATGCTTTACTTGCAAATACTACAGGTTCACTTAACACAGCAGTAGGTATAGATGCTTTAAAATCTAATACAACTGCTAGTACTAACACAGCTATGGGCAGAGAAGCATTAAAAAATAACACAACTGGTTCTGATAATGTAGCAGTAGGTGTATCCACTTTATTAACTAATGTAACAGGTACTGATAATGTTGCTGTAGGTACTGCTGCTTTAAAAAATAATACTAATAGTTTTAACACAGCAGTTGGTGATAAAGCTATGGAAACTAACACATCTGGAACAAACAATAGTGCCTATGGACACCAAGCACTTAATAAAAATACTACTGGTGGTTTAAATACTGCATTAGGATTAAATGCTTTATATAGCAATACTACAGGTGGTACTAACACAGCAGTAGGGCACACTTCTTTATTTGCTAACACTACAGCCTCTGGTAACACTGCTTTAGGTGATCAAACTTTACCAGCTAACACGACTGGAACTCAAAATGTAGGAGTAGGACAAGGAGCAATGTTAGGTAACACAACAGGTCAATATAATGTAGCAGTAGGTGTAAATTCTT